ACACATCAAACCCATCGAAGCGGCAATGCCGATATTGTGGGTGTCGGCTCCAGTGGTTACGATTGCGTCAATGACAGAATACCCATCAGTGACAAGTCCACCGGGGCAATTTATCTTCACGGTTATTTTATAACCCTGAGATTTGAGATCGTACATTTTTTGAGCGAACGTCCCCCCGTTGATGTACGGCTCTGAACTCTCGGAATCATAACCGAGAGGGGCGTTGAGTAGCATATAGGCATTAGTGCCTATTAGCTGAGACTGGATTTTTAATTCTTGGGATTCTTTCACCAACATCACAGAAAGGGTGTTTTAAGCCCTTTCTATCCAACTTCTCTGAAATTCCTTCAAGCGAATAATTGCCTAAACGCTTAATCGCCTACACAAATATATAAGAAAAATTAAATATCCTATTGATTGACGGAAATATTTATTTAGCTTTTACCCAACCAAATTTTAAAAACTGTATGAAAAGGCTAATTATTGCCATAAGCTTAACTCTAACCTCTTGTCTTGATCCATTCAACTTTACTGATTCAGACCACTGGGATGTTTGCCAGGAAGCGAAAATACACGTTGAACAGTTTTATAAGGAAGCAGCAAAGAGGGGCATACATTTGCAGCATGAAAACTTATTGATTTCTTTAAAGCATCAGGAAAATAATCCTGATAATTGGGGGATGACTTGGAGTACAACCCCCCCGATAATAACTTTAGATTATAATTATGTCAAAGGGTTTGATATATCTGCGAAAGACAGTGTTGGCTTTTTAATGATTCAATACCTAGTATTTCATGAACTTGGTCACGCTCTGCTAGGCAGATCTCATACAAACACTTTCACTATCATGAATCCAACTAATCTCCATGCTGAGTACTACAATCTTGAAAAGAGAACGAAATTGATAGATGAACTTTTTAAATCTGCACCACAATAGCCTTTGCCCTTACGTTGTAAGTAGCCCCGCTTGTAACCGTTGAGTTTATCAGAATGTTTGTTCCGCTTATAGTCGGCGTTAGCGTTGGGCTGTTTGTGAGGTCAGTTCTAAAAGAGTATATAACGGTCGTATTTACAATGGTTAGAATCCCAGCTACGTTTTTGACTGATATAATAGTTTGAATATCCGACATATCGCCTATTCCACCTGTAGATCCTCCCGTCCATTGACCAAAAAGATCAATCTTCATTCGGTATATTTTATTGGATGTTGTTGGAAGGGTTAGAATTGTATTCGTGGCAGTTCCTGTGATGCTTACCCCAGTTCCACTATCTGAAAAAATACCTTGATATATTAGGTTTTCAAGACGTACGCCTCCCGGAGTTTGGAGGTTGCCCAGTAAACTCAACGTAATATACTGCCCCGCTCCCGGAACACCTGCCTGAAAAGTAGCATCTGACTGGGCTATTAAATTGCGAGATACTCCATCGGCAAAAGTTTTTGCAATATTCACTACTGTAGCAGGAAGAATATACTGATTCAATGTCTGTGCTGCGAATCCCGGAAAGGCCATAAACTGACCGGCCAGATAAACTACTCCTGCTGAGCAGTTATAAGGTCCGACTCCAGTGACCGCACAGCCGGAGACAATCACGCCAGCGTTTCCGGTCGCTGCCGGAGCGCTCACGCCTTGCAAAATAGATTCTATAGCGGTCCAAAATTCGGCCCCTATTTCGTTAATGAATCTTTCATTGTTGAGCGGTGCGCCCCCTGCTGCTACCGGTGAGATGTATTTTTTCATAGTTTAGTAGCTGGCCGTGTTAAAAGTAACTCCCGCTAATTTGTAAAGTGTAGTAATTGCCGAAACCCTTCTGATCATTTCAGCCGTGTAAATCCCGATAGGAATCTGAACGGTGAAATTAACTGTATTTGTGATCTCCCCCTCATTGTAAACATATTTTTTTGTTGCCTCGGCTTCATTGAAGATAAATGTAGTCTGTGATTCAGCTTCATTGTAAGTAAAAATAAGAGCCGTAGTAAGGTTGGTAGTCACCCGTATAGTGTTCACCGCCAGCGCAAAATAATCATTCAAGGCCGCCTGCAAAACTATCTTTTGCCCGTTCCAGAGGCTTTGTTTTCTTACCGTTGCGTCGAAAGTGTTGAATATATCGTTTGAGGGTTGAAGCTGGCCACCCAAAGCCCGGAGAAAATCCAGCAATGCTCCCGTCCTATAAACCGGGGCCTGAATTTTTTCTACTTGTGTTTTCCAGTTTGCGGCAAAGAGTCCCATCTATGTCTCCTGAATGAAAGTTAACGTACTGGCAAGGTCACTACCCCCAGTATCTTCTGAAATAAGATACCCGGCCAAAGTAGAATAGTATGATTGAAAGTCAATCACGGTAGCCGACCCCAAAGGGGTTAATGCGTCCCGGCCCTTTATGGATGTATAGACTATTCGACTAACTCCCGGCACGACTTGGATAGCGTCTGTCATGCGGATCATGTAAACTATACCGCCAAAAGAAACGCCTTGAAAGGTTGCTAAAAAATTATTGATAGCAACAATTACTGCTGCCGAAACGGTAGCTTGTAGATACTGACCGTAGAAATAAATAGTAGCCTGAACATATAATCTGTCAGGGTTAAGGTTAATAAAATTGGCCGTCACTCCCGCAAATCCTACACCTTGCGTAGTGGAGGTCCCTTTGTAGTAATCAATCAAGGCTAAAAGTTCGGGGGCTGACAAAGGAGTTAATGCCGGGGAGACCCCCTTCGCTACTTTTATATTTATGACACCATTGGATTGTTGGACCACTGAACATTGCGTTACTATTCTATTAGCTAGCGTAATGACCGCGTAACCGGGTACAAAATTGGTAATAGCGACCACATCCCCATATTGAAAATTCAATATTTGCCTTTGTACCCATCCGATGTTCCCGGAGGGAGCCGCATTAGATATAGCTTGTATTGCCACCGTGGTGGTGTCGATCATCGTTTCCAGCGTGTATATCGCAAGTGATACGACCGAAATAAGAGAATTGAAAACGGATACTTTAGACCCCCCATCTTCGGGAAATAAAAAACTATTTAAGGATGGATAGTTTGCCCGGATGTCGGCTTTCATGGCCGTCTGAATTACTGCAAAAGTCCGTGCCATTATGCTGATGTGTAAGAGGTATTAATCATTACTAATCCCTGGATAGTAGCCCCATTTACTATGACAACTCTGTGATATCTTGCTACCACTTTTGCGGAAATAAATAAAGGCACGTTAGCGGCAATGGCCGTATCAATTGTAGCCCTGCGCCAAGTAATATTGTCGTTACTAATTTCTATCCTCATCACTCCGGTTTGATCGGTTAGGATGAAGGCGTTGAATATGCAAGCGTCTGCCGGAGCTCCGGGAGCTACTCCAATATCCCTTGTTAATCCTGTTGAAAAATATTGCATCTGAAACAAGCGCAAGCTGATCAGTCGGGAAAGAAATAGGCTGACCGTTGGCGCTAATGCTGGCGCCATTAAGATTTTGGGTGAAGATGGTTTGCGCTACCCCGTTACCGTCTTTTACTACTAATGTTGGTTGTGCCATAAGTTAAAAATTTGAAATCGCCCCGGCATATCCGGAGTTATAAGGTTGTGAAAAATCTATCCCTGCCCCAATTATTTGGACTAATGTTAAGTTTGCGCCGTTTATCGTTACTCCACCCTGATAACCAGACAACCAACGTAATCTGGTGCGATAATCTTTTACTGGATTTTCTACATTATTATGATTTTCATCGTAATCTACCAATAATTCCTGAAAGGTAGTGAATGTATAGGCGGTCGCAAGGGTTGGCGCCATGAGTTGAATGGCTTGATCAAAGGAGTCCAGGAAATCAAAAGTTTCGGGGCGCTCAAATTTCTCTGACACACGGGAGAACCGAAATCGCACTGTCATAATGTAATCTTTTATTCCCAGTGCCCGGTTATCAATATCAATTACAATAAACTCCACAAAGCAGGCCGGATGCGGGAACGGCTTTTCAGTCCTGTCAGTATCACGCTTGTTCATTTGGTCATTGAACATCCGCACGGTCTTGATCGCCGGTACACGAGTATTAATCCTGGTCTTTATAAGTTGAAAAAAATCATTCATAATCGAGCTAAAGCATCGTTCAATACTCTTTTATTTTTTGCCTCTAATTTAGCTGATTTTCCAATAAACTTTCTTTGAGGCATTTTTGGAGTGCCATTGTTAATGAATTCCGCATAGGGGACAACCGTTCCAACCGTAACAGAGTCGGACGTTCTCGATAGCACTGTTATGCTTTGGCGGAGCCTCCCGGTCTTTACAAGTATTTTCCGTCCCTTATCTTTTTTCTTTCTCGGTGCCCATTTTAATACCGAGGTATCTATGAACCCCTGAACGTCGAAATTCTCTACCTTGAATTGATTTATGGCATTGTTAGCCATCTTTTCAAGGATTGCGGACTTCATGGATCGAAACTTACCTATCTTATCCGTTAACTTTAGTTTGCTCATGGTCGATAAATATATAACAAGGCCACGCCCAAAATCTGCTCCTCCCATAAACTTCCGTCATCGGTCCGTCCTGCTGGCATACCGTGTAACGCACTCCCATAAATAAAAATATGTCCCCCGGTCTTAATTGCCATAGTTGGAATGTCATTGAACGCCAAAGATTATAAACGCCATGCCGATTATGAATAAAAGAAATTTGCCAGGAATAAAAGCGCCAGGCCACGTTAATGCTTTTTTATCCAGCCATGAAGTTGAGCCGATATAATTCCATGCCAAGCCCCTCATGAGATTTAATATAAGATCAAAAGGGAACCAAAAAGCTAGGTGAAAGGCTATAAAGTAGCTGATCTTTTCTTCTAAGGTATGTCCGAAATAAAGAGCGAGTAAGAACCAGACTATTGAGCGGTACACTACTTGCATTCCGTGGTTGGGGCTTCGCTTTTTAATTATGAGCCAATTCCAGATCAGGAATGCGGCAAGCACGATAAGAAAGGATATTAGTTTCATTCGAGGTCACCTAGTTTAGTTGATTCTTCAATTCTGCTTCCGTTCCTGATATTTGTAATCTTTTAAGTTCATTAATTAACTTATTTACTTCACCTAAAAATTCATCATTAGATAGTTCTGGTAATGGCTTCATGGTATGGGGAGTTTAAAATTTTCTTTCTTCAACTGTTCATCGCCTTTGGCAACCTTGAAATATGGGTGACGCTTAGGATCAAAGATAACCTTATCCTTTCCGGGATTCATGCGAAACAGCGGAGGGAATTTCTTTTCATCTTTCAGCGCTGATAGGTCGATAGTTTTTAAATCCGTGGCCTTGTCATCGTTGGAGGTAGTGAAACATCTGCAATTCCAGCCGTTTTTAGGCATATTCAAGTTCCAGAAGGGATGATTAACGGGCAGGGTGATCCCGTCCAATATTCTGTGAACCTCTCGTACCCTCAAATCTCTTTGCGTCTGATAGGTGAGCATAGGGAAAATATCGGCTTTCTGCACAGCTTCAACCCACTCACGGGCCATCTGAGATTGGCCTATTGCCGTATCGTATTCAGCTTTTAAATAGTTTTTATTGTAAGTGTCGAACACAGTAGCGGCTTTCTTTTTGAAATCTGTGAAAGTAGATGTCACTCCGTCCGTTTCGATAAATTTAGTCATCTCTCTCACCTGCTGGTATTGTTTGGCGGCGCTGAATATGTAAACATTTCTTTCCAGGCCCTTGTAGGTAGGTCTAAAAATTGGCTCAATGAACTTGCCATACCCTTTTTTGATCCGTTCAATAAATCCCTTTGTGATCCGGTCATGATATGCGATTGAAAGCACTGTTTTGGTAATCAGTCTGTGAAAAACACCGGTTATATAAAGTTCCTCCTCATGTGGGTCAAATGGATTTTCAAAGTCCATCCATCTCGCCTTTTATCGCCTCCGATGGATCTGGTGTTTCATCCAACATCACCCCGTAAGTTTCCTCAATATACTCATCGGTGAACACCTTACCCATCTGTGATATTTTCAAATCCCTATCGGCCTTTTCGATCATTGTCAACTTTTCGTCCGTGTCCCACTCGAAAATATGGCCATCAAAATTAACGCCCAGATTCTCCATGAAAGGAATTAACTTACCATTGACTAACCGGGCTATAAATTTAGCGTCGGTGTCTCCATACATATTCGATACGTTTTCCCCGACCTCTCCAACTACCCGACCCGTATTATTTGTGACAACGTCCTGACCAAAGATAACTTTGGCTATTTGCTCATCAGTGTATTTTAGAAACTGCTCATAGACTTTATAAGCGTCCGTTCGCTGGCTTCCGATATACTCCACCTTATCGCCTTCGCTAAAGACTCCGTAGGCGTTATTGCCCAAGTCCCGCATGGCTTTGAGAAAGTTTATCCGCTCTGCATCCTGGGCACGGGTATAGCCTACCCTTTTATCCATACCAAATACCTCTATCCATTCACTCCAGTTTCCCAAACAGTTATTTTTGAAGAGAACATATTTAGCCAGTTTGAATAGCAGTCCAAAGTCATGCGTTTGGCCGACGAACATCAAAAAATCCTTGTATTCAGGATCGGAGAAACTTACCCCGGTGTTCATTCCATAGGTCTGCGTGATTATACCAAATTCAGGCTTAACGCAATCACGGTCGATAATGGTAACCGGGTCATAAATTCTGGTAGTGTTGGAACTTGTAACTTTATATTGTTGGAAAATACCATCTTCAAGTTGGCCGAAATCCATCAAAGTAAATCCCCATAGCTTAGAATCCAAACACCCATCTATCCAGTCCAGGAACCAGCTATTTTCAAATATTGCCGTTAGATTCTCGTTTTCCTCGCTGTCCCCTTTAGCGTTCTTTTTCACCATCCTAAATTCCTTCTCTTTGGTTTTCATCTTGCGGGATTCCCATTGAGATGTAACCATCGTGTCCATCATCACCTCCCGAAAGACGTTGTGGAGTAAGAACCTGCTGTAGTTAGTTATTGTGTTGGCGGATTCGATCGCTAATTTAAGAGAGGCAATATCTTGCCGGACCCTAAATTTCTGTTGTGCTAAAACATATTCGATGGGTGAGCGTTTTTGCTCTACTTTGGGATCAGTGGCAACAGTTTTGGGTAACTTATTCTTACTCATACCACGATTTTGAAATGAAACGTTTCCATTTATCACCGATCTCCATCACCCCATTCAAGTCAGGTCTGTTAACGTAGATACGAGTAGTGCCGTTTATGGTAGCTTCGTAAAGAGCGATATGTGGACAAGTTTCAAAGAATGCAAAGACGGTCATTGATTCGTCGGTGGTATAGGTGAATTTAAAACAGTGTCATAAGTTCTTGCCTCCTTGAAGGGATCGCTTACAAACTTCGCTCCGCTACCGACTTGCATATTGAAGTACCCGGAGATCAGTCCGATACCAGGTAAAACGAATCGCACCGCACGGGCATCATCGAGCCAGGCCATAGCATCTTGATAACATTTCTCTCTAAGTTCAGGAATATCACGCGGATTAACAGTTTTATGTAGTGTCCATATTGCCAGATCTAGCATACAGGACATGATAAGATAAGATCGTGTGGCATCTGGAGCCGTCTTTGCAAACTCTACCGCAATTTGATATTTCGACGTTAGAAAAGAAATAATGACAGCTTGTGCCCATGTTTCTGCGTTCTGTCTTACTTGTGTATTGCTCAGTCCTGAAGTGGAGGAGGCTTGCGTTAGAATTTCTTCAAGAGTTACTTGATCAATTCTGAGTGTGTAATCAGATTCTTGTAGGTATGCCATTTTATTCCCTTTCAAAAACGTAATCCCGATCGTTGCCAACCTCATAGACATGGGTTTGGCCTCCCGAAAGGTAATAATTAAAATCGTTCCTAAAAAGTTCTGTGAAAAGGTAGCTGAACGCATCCAGACAGTGACCGTGTTTTTCGTATTGGACTCCGGTGTCAGGATCGGTGACTTTCTTTTTGCTTATTCCCCCCTCACTGTCCTCCATTGCATAGGCGTAGTCAGAAATTGATATTTGACAACCTCTGTCAATTTGGATTTGAATATCACGATAGTTCTTTTCCAGGATCAGGTTTAAAAATCCGCCTTTTGCCACTACCGGGGGATTCTTTGTCGGCACTCTCATGGATGGGTGATATTGACTGAGCCCCTCTAAAATATCTGTGAAAAAGTTTTCACCATATTCCTTGTCAGTTTCGTTCTTTTGGCTGGAGGCATCCCCGTAGATGAACATCCCCGCTACATGCCCAGGATATTTCTTGATAATCTCCGTGCAAACCCTTTTTCTTGTGTTGTAAGGCGGTTTTGGGCATATTTCCCCTATTTGTTTGCAAACTCTAAGCGGGCCACCTGGCCGGTGAGCCTGCCAGATAAGGCAAGTAATATGCGGATTGACGTTTTCGTCGAAGGAAAGGTGCAGCGGCAAAAGTGGGTCATAATTGCAATAAGTAACATGGCGGTCTTGACTGAATTCTTTCAGGTATTCGGCCCCAGTTTTGTTTTTTGCATCCCAATCACCATGAAGTAATCTGGCCCGGTCATAGGCCGTTAGATTGTCTTCCAGCGTCTTTTTATATCTCTTCGCGAATTCTTCATCAACGTTGCTATCCAGGGTAGCAGGAATAAACAGAACATTATCTTTTGTTGCCTTGCCTTCGAGTTGAGGCATTACCACATCATCCCTAATCCATCCCGGCCCGGGGTTACACGTTATCAGCTGTTTGGGAGTGAGGGCATATTCAGCATGCTTGTAGCGAGTTCGTGAAATCAGAATATCAGCAGCCTTCCTGGTTACTCCTATGCCTTCCTCAATCGCTCCCGCCGTGTATTCCTTGGAGCCTAAAGAATCGAAATTAGGATCTGACGGATAAGCAAAAACTTCGAGTAAAGAAATAGTCGACCCGTTCCGATATGTGATAATACTTTTTTGCTCGGAGTAATGCGGAAAAGAATTTGTTTTGCGGAGGGTATCAAAAAAAGTTATTAAAATAGATTCCTTTATGTCTTTTAGCGTCTGCCTGGCCATGTAATACCTGGTTCCTGGATAAGATCGGCACATATAATCCAACCATAAAGATATTAAAACCGACTTCCCCCCTCCCGCCTGACCCCCGTATATTATCCGGTCAATGTAGTTGAAAGCCTTTTGGGTGAGCCGGTCAAAGGCTTTCGTCTGCTCTTTTGATAATTTCATCGTCCTCTTTGTCGCGTTGGAGAATCAGATTAAATCCCCCTCTTAGCTCTCCCCCTAATTCGGTTTTATCCGCTAGTCCTAAATCACGGGATATAATGTTGGCGTTTAAGAATCCTGCTGCTGCCCCTGAAAACTTCTGATTGTATAGCGTTTCCTCTATTTTTGCTATGACTGTAATGAAATCTTCTTTTTTTCCGCGTTCTTGGCTTTTAAATGCCCTAAAATAAGCCGATGTACAGTCCAGATATGAGCATAATCCTTGAATTGTAAATGGTCGCATTCGTGGCAATTCTACCTGATTCGCATCTTTGCCTTTAAAATCTATTTCAATAAGGGGGTTTTTGTCACACCACTCGAAATATTCGCACGCCGCTTCCCACATTAATTCAGGGGTTTCAAATAGCTTGCGCATCCCGTGCCTGGAGCGTATCTCCCAAAACCGATTTCCTTTTGGAGCTGCCATGGTAACAAAACTACGAAATTATATCAAAGTTCTTCATTCAGTAGTGTCCAAAAGGTCTAAAACGAAGTCTATTGCCTTTTCTTCCGACTCTCCAAGCCAGTAGGCTCCATCCCTCTCCTTTTCAATCTTAGCCCGTAACCGCTCCTTGAAGTCTGAAACGGCTTCTTCAACCTTAGTCCTGACTTCATCCCTAATATCCCATTCAATACCCTGAAAACGGTAAGGTTTGTATTGTTCCTGCTCCGCAAGTTGTTTAATTTTTTCTTCGTTCATATTTTCGGTTGTTTACTCATTCTTTCTTTTTATTTTTAATAACTTGATTCTAAAACTCAGGTAATTCATGAGTTTGATTCGCGAATTCACCCTCATAAAAAAATATCTTTCCGTTCGTAATTTGTGAATGGCAATACATAACACCTTTGTCTGGAACTGGCCCCGTCCATCCAAGTGAGCCTTGAATAGTAGGTTGTTCCATATTGCCGTCAAATCCATGTGCAGGACCAAAAGCGTGAGTGACTTTACAGACGGGACAGTTAATGTACCAAAGTTGATTCGTTTCTGAATAGTGCACTCTCATTCTTTCCGGCTCTCCGTGCCTGAGTTTAATCCTATTTTTGTAAACGTATCTTTGATTGTCCCAAAGTCGATTTCGTCAGGGAAAATAGACTCAACTGATTCTTCGTCAGTGTAGAATATTGTATCATAAATTACTTTCAACGCCTCCCGTAGTTCGGCTATCTCCTTCGCCATGTCGGCACGATGCTCTATTACCTCTGGATGATTGAATCGCTCTTTCCACTTTTTAACCTCAGCCTGTAGTCTAAATGCTTCCGTCCTCCACTTTTCAACTTCAGCTTTAAGGTCGACTATCTCCTTCCTATAACCTTCTCGTTCAATCCAATACTTTTTATCCATCCCTTTCTCAATCCTGAGTCTCACATCTTCTGGTAGTTCTTCTTTCTGTTCCATTGCTTTATTGGCTTGCTGCTGAACTTCTCTCTCTTTTCTGAATTAAATCCCTCGCCTCTGATATGTGGTACTTAGTCACCGCACCATCGATTTCAAAGTTTTCAATAATTCTTTTCAGAAGGTCGAAGCTCCCCTGATCTTGGCTCACTCTCCGGCTCTTTCTTCTCTGATGGATTCATTTTCATTTTTGTTTTTTTTAAATTCCTCGTAATCGTTTTTGCTCATCATTAGAATTGGCTGACCGTCCAACAATAGATCGTTTTGAATGACCTTGATACTATAGCCGTCAAAATGCGGCTGTAAAAAATCAATTGCCTGTTTCATAGTTGTTGTCTCAGGTTTCATACTGCGTCTTGTTTATCTATTAATGCTTTTTTCAATTAACTCTGCTATAATTTCATTGTCTGTTTTCATTTTATTTAGGGTTTAGGTTCGCTTTTCCGCTGGTAATTTTTCTATGTAACGAATTGCCGCTTTATAAGATTCTATTTTTGTCTTGTGATCTCTTTCGCCTCCATCAATGAATCTATCCTCATCAATCGACCAAAGAATAAAATTCCAATGATGAAAAATGGAGCCACATCCTTGATACTGAACCTTAGAGAGACTAATCGAGACTTCAAAGCCCCGACTATTTATATCAGACTCTAAAGCGTCAATTACTCCGATACATTCGCTAGTACGCCCAGATGCTATTTCTTTTTTTCTTGTGAACCATTTCATATCATTTCTCTTTTAGGTTTGTCTCAGTGAAGCGGGTGATAGTGCGCTTTAGACTATCATCTACATCGTTCGGATATTTTGTAACGTCTGTCCATTTCATAGTACAATCGCCTTGAAGTAGTGAATTTTTAAGTGTTCCGATGAAAACCCACACTTACGGCAATAAGAACCGCCAGTAGTAAACACCCATTCGTGAAGACATATAGGGGTAATCGGCTGCTTTACCTGATTTGCAAGTTCCTCCCTTATTATCTGCCTTATTTCTTCTCGGTCTTTTTCGCTCATGGCTTCGGGGTGTTACGGTGAATAAATCGCTCTACAATCTCGTCATAACCGTCAGTATGTAGTATCCGGTTATTCTGGTTCTCAATTTCAAACCAACGTAATAATTGGATCTTCTGACTCTCCTGTCTGTTTTGTCCTGCTCGTAAATTTTGTGCTATCCTTCTCAAGTCTATTTGAACCTCGTTATTTGCTAGTCCAGCACTACCATCGTCTGCATCGAATACATCAAACCAATGTGCGAGAGCTTCTAATTTGGCTGCATCAGAGTCGACAAACTCCAACGGTTTCCCCTTTGCGAATTTATTCAGCTCGTCTAATGCTTGTTGTGTTTTGTTTTCCATAATTACAATTTAGTCATCGCGATAATTTTAACCCCCTTACAAACATCACACACGGGCGGGATGGAACTACTGGTGGTAGTCGCATACTGACTCCATGCAACCCCTTCGCCACGACACTTGGGGCATAGCTGGTACGGAACGACATTTTTATTTGGTTCCAGCGATTGAAGATACTCGATAGCTTTCTTCCGGTCCTCCTGTGTCCATTGGCTCATTCTTAGTTTGCTGGCTTCATTAAAGTTTGGGCGTTTTTTGGTTAGTTCCACCCATACTGTCGGCTCACTCTCTTTCTTGAATCGGGCAACCCTGCGATAAATAAAGTAAGCCCTTCTCGATTTTTCTTCTATGTCGATCCAATTACTGTTAACATCTATTCTACATTGTAGTACCGTTTCCGTCTCAGGTAGGTCGACTACGTAAATGGACCCATCATCTAATGGGAACAAACTATCTGATGATTTCATATAGGCTTCCCGTATCACCATGTAAACAATTTCCTGATCCTCATACTCAATTCTCTCTTTGATTGCCTTTTCTTTGGTGGAGTTACAATGTCTACAACGACACTCACCAACCCAGTCCATCTTGAGCGCTACGCCTTCGTGGATTAGTACGTTTGTTTTCATATTTAAAATTTAGGTAGTTCGGGGAGTGGCATCCAGTGAGTAATATATTCAGACAATTTGCTTTGTGACGCAACAAAATAACCTATCTCAACTAATGGGAATGGCACTCTGTGGTGTCATAATCGTTTATTTAAGTTCTGCTTTAAGTTTCTCTACTTCCTCAAATGTCGTATTGGCAGAGATCGTCAAGTTCTGCTTTAATTTTCTCTACTTCCTTTCCTGTAAACCTTCGCGGATGCTTTCCTTTTCCGTCCCTGGTTCCAATATTTAACTTTCCCGATATGTAAAATACTAACCCCTTCGAGACTTTCAAGTCATCGCAAACGTCCTGAGCGGTGAAGTACTTCTTTTCAGGGTCGGAGTTTATTCTAAGGGTGCCTCTCATTTTGCT